TGTATGTATGTAGTATCTCCTTTAGTTATATTACTACCTGCCTCTATTCCTTTTGCTTCAAAGAACTTTTGGTAAATAAAATGCTCTTTCGTTGCAGGATTCAAAACAAGTATAACTCTATTTTGTTTATTCTTTGCTCTTATTGATAGGTCTATTTTATCAAATACATCTTCGTCTACTAACTCTTCAGCTTCATCTAGTACCCAACAAGTAACACCTGCTAATGATTTAAGAGATGCTGTTTGTGTCCCGGAACTTGTTTTAATACCTTTGAATATTATCTTACTTCCAGTCTTTAGATTTATTATTTCATCTTTAGTAATATGAAAGTCTGATTCATTTCCTAATAGTTCTAACTTTTCTAAAAACTCAGGAATAATTGAAACGTGAGCAGATGTTAATGTATAACGTGTAAATAGTATAACCTCGTTAGATTCGTAAGTTAAACCTAATAAAAACATGGTTACTGTCCATGATTTACCAGAACCACGACCTCCAGTTACAATATAGTAACGGTTATCATTATTAAATAGCGGTAAATACTTAGGATTTAATTCTAAAGACATCTTTTATATTAAACTCGTTAATGTTGTGTGTAGTTTCAACTGTTTCTTTTGGTTTACCACAAGCATACTCAATTAGTAACTTTGCTGCTGCTATTCTATCTCTACTATTGCTTTGTTCATTTAACATTATTTCACTTATAACTCTAAATGAATCTTCAACGTGTGGACTTGCTAAGTCAACTGCTTTTAGTTCTTCCTTTATACTTGGTCTACCTGCTTTACCTTTAGTAGAATGTCCTCCATTATTCTTTCTCTTATCCATAATTAATAAAAATTAATTAGTTAATTGTTACAATACATAAACAATGCTTTATGATAAAGTTTAAAAGTTTCATCTATATGTATAGATAACTGGCAATATTCAAACACTTCTATTATTCTAGTACTCATTGTATAGCTTTGTTAGTTCTTTTATTCTATTCCTCCAACAATCAGGGCAACTGCTTAAAGGCTCGTTAATGTTGAATACTCTATTGTATATCTTTAGTAACTCCCTTTGTTGACTTGGTGCTAGTGTGTTTGTTTTAGATTCAAAGAATGTTGTTAGGTAGTTATATTCATACTCTTGTAAACACTTAGGTTGTTTGTAAGGGAATAAGTTGTTTAAGATGTCTTTTCTTTTGTCGCAACCGCAATCCTCTCCTGCAATAAACTTAACTACTTTCTCTATTCCTGTAGCTTTAGTTATCTTTTCAACTGTGTCACCTAAACCTTTACTTCTAGGTTTGCGTTTTCTTGTTTGTTTTGGTTTATTTTCTTCCATTCTCTAATTCTTTAAATCTATTTTTAAAACTTTTATATGCGTATCCTGAAACAAATCCACCTATAAATAATGTAAATGTATATATTACAAATGCTAATTCTTTATTCTCTATCATTTCTTAACTCTTTACTTAATTCAAATAAATCATTTCTTAATGTCGCATTCTCTTTTGTAAGTCTTTCAACCTCTTCTTTCATTTTAACATAATTGTTGTAATTCTCTTTACTCTTTTCCTTATGTTGTTGTATGTATTCCTCTAATACTGATAAAATGTTATTCATATTAATTCAAAATCTCTGTTATAGTAATCATCGTAATCTTCCCCTACGTTTTCTCTTAGTCTTTGTTTACATTTCTTTATTGTCCAAAAGATTGTTGTTACACTTATACCTGTGTCCTCTGCTAGTTTTCGCATAGACTTACCCTCGTTTAGGTAAATCTCAAATAGTAACTTATCTGCCCAGTGCCATGATTCAATCTCTCCGTTTACTTTATCATTTAGCCTACTTTGAGCAGATAGTTCTTCGTTACTTGTATTTAAGGCTTCTAGTCCTTTACAATCTTCTATGTCTATATAATTAACCTTATTACTTTGTTTTTGTTGATTGTAGTATAAGTTTCTTAAAGTTAACCATACATAAGATTTGTTTAGTTTACCGTTGTTAGTTATGTTCTCTAGCTTAGTGTACTTGTTTAGTTTTATGTACATCTCTTGAACTATATCCTCACAAGTGTTGTGCTCTCCAAATGTTTTCACTATGTGTACCCATTCGTTATGATGCTTTGCTAATTCGTTTAAAAGTTTCACGTTTTTTTTGACGTAAATATAGTCATTATTTTGATTAAAAGTTAAACAAATATAAAAAAAAGGCTAAATTATTAGTCATCTTCTCTATACTCTTCTTTATACAATTCTAATACTTTTATTGTTTTGTCAATATCACTTAGCCATTGCCCTTTCTTTCTACATCTTACTATTCTTTTTATAACGTCAAACTCCCATGCATTTAACTTATGGTCCTGAGCGAATTTGTAAAGACTTCCGTTTGTATTATCGTAGTGTTCACTCATATCTCTATAAAATAAAATTTTGGATATTTAACTAATTCATCTTCAAATCTAAAGTAGTAGAAATTTTCATCTTCTGCTTCTACTTCGTAGTTATATTTATACTTCAGGTATTTAGTATTATGAAATAGGTTAATACATTTTACTCTTTTCTTCATATCTTTTAAAGTTAAAAACACCCTACCGTTTAAGCGTTCAATAAATAGTTAATATTCATTCTTAGTAGGGTGCTTAGTTTATTCTAAAATGGTAAATCTTTAGATGTATCTACTGGTTCATCTTTTGTAGCATTTACAATAGTTCCTGAGTTCCATACTACTTTCCCGTTACCTAAGTATGTTTTAGGCTGTTTAGCTTCTCTTTCTTCTTTACTTTGTGCTATTGATATACCTACGTTATTACCGTAATTCGTTTCATCGTTTACACTAATTGAAAGACTTAACCACTTTCTACCATCTTTTTCAAAGATTCTTGAACTATCTATTTTTGATAGGTCGATACTTGCATTGATAATTGCACTCATTTTATTTATTTTTAACTATTAAACTTGATTTACTTGTTGTTACTGTTGGCAGTTGTAATAACTCACCTGTTGTTTCATCTAACGATGATAAATTCATTTGCCTATTCTTATAAGCTGTCTTATACTTTTCTTCAATTAGCTTTAACTTTTCGTTAGCTTCTATCCATTCTGGAATATCTTTGAAGTTGTATCTAGTTGCACCGTTTCTAACTTCATACTTTTGTCCATTATGTGAGAATGTGCTTTGTCCATAGTGTTCTGCTTCTTCAATAGCTAAAGCATCTATTTGTTTTTTAGCTTCGTTGAATAGTGTTTCCATTTTCTTAAATATAGCAAAAGCATCTAAAGGATTAACACGACCTACTTCAACGTCATTAACTATACCATTTATAATACTTGTTACGTTTGGAATACCCACCTTGCTTATTTGCACTAAATGGTCTTGAGGCTCTTGTACGTTGTTATACTCGTAATCTTCTCTTTCTCTGTCGATGTCGTACATTTCATTCATAATTTATTTATTTTTATTGATTACTAAACTAAACAAATAGTCTATTACTTGCTGATTTGTCTTTGCTTTTATTCCTTTCTTATTCATTTGCTCTTTAACCATAGCAACATGTAAAGGATTTAGTTCTATTATATTCTTCATTACTTTTTAATTGAATCCATTAACTCTTTTATCTGTATAGTAGTAGCCATATATTTCTTACCTATTTGGTCTAATACTTCCTGTTGTGTACCTTTAGCAATAATTGACTTAACATTATCTGCTGTTAGTTGGTGCATCTTTGGTTTTTGTTCTACTTTAGGTGCTTGTTTAGTTTGCTCTCCTGATGCATCTGTATCTTTATCTGTTACTAATCCTAAAATAGAACTTAAAGCATAACGTCTAAGGTATGTAATAGCTGAACCTAACACCTGATAATCATTCATTCCTTTTAACGTCACACCTTTAGGTATTTCTGTTAAACTTTCAATAGTCTCTCCACTTTCTGTATGGAATATAATAGTTTTAATAGTATCCCCCATTATAGGCTGCGTAAAGCCTAAATTATACTTTTTAAGTAGTGGATTAATTACTTCAAATATAGCAGGTAAATCTGCATAGGAGTAACCATAGCCTTGAGTACCTTTATGAATTACTGGTACTTCATTCTGAAATTCTGATAATGCTTTGTAAATCTTCATAACTTTGTTTTTAATTTCTACAAATATAATAATAATAATTATATTAATTACAATTCTTTTAACTTTTTTTTAATTTGCTTTGCACAAACAATCAGTATCGTATTCAAATAATGAACATTGTTCACTTGACAACTCATGCAAATCTTTAGCTGTTGTAAAATTATTTTTAGACATTTTAACTAAATCACTTATACTAACATTAGTTCTTAAATCAAATCTAGGAACTGAATCGTTTTTATATTTATCTTCCATTTCTAACCACCAATCAGAAATACTAGGATTTTCTTTTATAATAGTTAATCTTTTTTTTAAAGACTTCTTAAAACATAAATCGCAATTACCTTCATAGTCTTTTAATTTTAAATCAAAACTTTGTCTATCCCACCAATTACGAATAAATTTACTATCTACTTGTATGTCATAAATAAGGGGGTATATAATGTTGTTTTTAACTGCATTATTACTTTCTCTATGTCTTTCATCATATCTTATACCCATAGCAGTAAATACTTCTTTATATCCTAAATCCTTAACATATTTTTCAATAGGTCTTAATTTCAATTCTCTTGTGCAGTTAGAAGCATTATTGTTAGGTAACGGATATTTACTTAACATTTTTTCAAACGGCTGTCCTTTTCTTGATGCAGTTTTAAAATTAACTATATTGTATGTAGTTGCAATCCCTTTTTCATTATTAATATTTGCTTCTAACCAAACAATGTTCAAATCAAATTCTTTATCACATTTATTTACAAATTCTAATGTTTCTTCTCTTTCTTTACCTGTATTTGCAAATATAAAAACCTTATCAAAATCATTATATTTTGGATTATTTTTAATAAATAATGACATAAAAGCTGATGTTCTACCACCTGAAAATGTACATACTAATAACTTATCTTTTTTCATATTCTTTTAACTTTTTTTTATATTCTTCAATAATTTCTTTTAATTCTTCAACTGTGAACTTACGTGTAACATTAGATTTTGCTTCTAATTCATTGTACCTTTCAATTCCTATCTTTGCTATTAAGTTATTTCTATAATTGATTAGATTACCTGATAGGAATGTATTGCAGTATTCACATTGTAGGTGTACATTATCCTCATCAAACCTTACACTCCAATGATTATTAGCATTAAAAAAATGCCCTCCGTTCTCTTTTAAAGGTTTCTTACCACAGCTGATGCACTTATTTCCTTTATCTCTTAATCTTATGTACTTGTTAAAGACTTGTTGTGCTATCTTTACATAGTCTTGAACGGTCATTAAATCCTGCTTAATCTTTGCTTTCTTCTTCTTCCATTGTTTAGCCTTTTCTGATTCTATCCAGATAGTTCTACATTCATCTTTAAAGCAGTATTTTTGTAAGGAATTGTAAGGAGTAAACAACTCCCTACAATGTTTGCACTTCTTTTGTTTATTCATAATTTACTTAACCATTGATTATATATTTCTACTGCTATTCTTTTTGTCATTAATGGAGGTACACTCATACCAATTAAGTATTCAGGCTTTAATTTTAAAAAATTATAATCTAAAGGATAAGAACCACATTTACATAATTCTGATTTACTTCTATATCTTGGCTCTTCATATAAACAACACATATCATTCGCTGTAATTGTATTACAAACTTTAGAAAGTTTTAAAAACTTATGGTTAAACATATAATTCGGCCTTCCATTTCTTGTAGATATATTATCCAAATCAATATCAGTATCTATTCTATCATTCCACAATTCTAAAGCTTTACCAGTTAATAATCTTTCCGTATTATTTTTTTCAAATATATCTTTAAACACTATTTCTCTATCGTTAAAATTCATTTCAATTTTAGGTAATTCTGTAAACATATCTACTTGTTCTAAAAATTTACTTGCTAAATCTTTTCG